ACATAATCGGGGTCTAATGGTTTCATGTAGTGTCGCTTGGTTGTGTCTTCTAAGCTAGTCATGTCAGCCCCACACAAGGTGTAACCATCAGGTGCAGTCAGACATCCACGTATCTCAGCACCATAGGGCTTTTCCACTGAGGGTAGATTAACTAGAGGTTTTGCATGACGGAAGCGCATTGTGTTGGTAAATCCTGCGATTGTTGCTTGCACGTATCCATCACGCTCTGCATCAACCATGCCTTTAAGAACAGATATACGATGGCTGAGAACAGAAAGCCCATCAAGGATGACAACAGCAGGGTCGGCAGAGGCCAATCTTCTGACTGACGGACATAGTTCTCCATCCTTTCGTACCTGTGGTATTTGTTTCTCTTCGCCATCACTGCCCCTTTCAAACTTGAAGGTACTTGGGTTCCACCCGATAGAATACAGCCAATCCTTTACTTGAGGGGGTGAATTAGGATTAGCCCGTTCTTCACCTGTCTTAACGACAAAGGACTGTACACCTTCTGGCTGCTTATATTCTTTGCGTAGTTCCTCAAACCTTTCGCCATGTGAAGATAGCTCACCATCCTTCTTGTACATTACCTTTGGTCTTTGTTGTACCTTAGTAAGGACACGCTTAGGCATAGCATCGGCTAATTGCTCAATCTTCTCAGCCTTCATAGCTTCCCATTCCGCTAGATGCCCCTTAGCTTTAGTTACATCTAATTTCCACTGTAGGGCCTCTTGCTCCGCTGCACACTGTAGCTTGAATGTAAGATAGTCAGTGAAACGCCACTTCTCATCTTCATCAGGGTATAGCTTCTTAAGTTTGATGTCCAAGTCACGCCATAGTCTAGCGTTGATCTTAACGTCCTCATTACACCTGTGAGCATACTCTTCTGGTGTTAAGCCCACCCAATCCTCTACTTTAGGCTTAGGCACACCATACTCCTCACCATAAGATGCTAAATTGTGATCACCTAAGCTCCGACTATGGTTTAGATACCAAGACAGGGCTAATGTATCCACTAGCTTCGCTGTAATCTTAACGCCTAGCACCTTTTCCACTGCGGGGATGTCGAACCTTACAATGTTATGTCCTATTAGGATTGGCGCTTCCTCAAGGAAGATACGCATAGCTACATAATCGTGTGTGTGTTGCACATTTCCTTGGTCATCCATCCAAGAGATTACATGAATCTTAGTGCTATCTAGTCCATCTGTTTCTATATCAAATACTGGCAATTAACTACTCCTTATCTTCTTCACAAAATATGCCGCATTCAAAGTTATAGTTCTTCAAACTGCGGCCCTTTGCATCCTCTGAGAGTTCGTCTAAAAACATCCTCTTACCTTTATAATATACAAGTTTTGCTCCAATTTTTCTAGACTGAGTTGATCTTAATTCAAATACATCTGGAAAAGTATTTCGCACCAAGTTCCAGTATGTTGCAGAACCAGCTTTAACGCAACCTATACAATTTGCATTAGGATAACCGAGCTTGTAAATATAGGGAAGTTCAATCTTAGCTACATACTGAATAACATCAAAACACTTCTGTTTGTCGAATCCATGCTCGATAAGAGGTGTTAATAGTGTATCCCTCTCTGTTAAACGAAACCTATCAGCCCTCTTTTGTTCCTCTGCGGTAAAACCTAAAACTGTGTAATCAGGTTTGTTTAAAACTTCCCACTCTTGTCGGGCTTTCTTTTTAAGCTCTAATGTACAAGGCGCACCCATAGGCCCAGACATAAACTTTCGATCTTTCCAAACATCTACGCAAGATTGTTTAGGGTATTTACTACGTTTGGCAAACTCTATTGGATGATCTAACCACTTTTCTACATCCTTAAGAAACCGTTGATTATCTTCATGCTCTTCTTTAATAGGGTTATTAATAATAGAAACTTTATTTTTGTCCCCATATTTATCTAAAGTTAATTTAGCTGCAACTGCTGATGCAGCACCACAGGAGAACCAAACTGCTATGTGTTTATTTTCCATTATATAACCTCTCGTAGTGTAAATGTTTCTGAGTTAAACCGCATCATACCAGCCCTACCTTCTTCTGAGCATGGACGGTTCTTCTGTACTGTTATGTGCGTTGTGTTGCGTTCCTGTAAGTCTTCTGCCTCTTTGTCACGGGAGAGGTCTAGGATTACTGATGCCCGTTGTCCAATCATCTTACAGTACTTAGGGTCACCATTGTCGTTAGTGTGGGCAATGGTTACGATACCTACGTTTAGCTCCGCTGATAATTTAGATAACCTGACCGATAAGTCAGCTAACATCTGCTCTTTACTCTCTTCTGACTGACCTGATACTACATCTTGGATAGGCTCAAAGAATACAAACTTACAGCCACATGCTTGACTAAAGTATCTAATCTGGTCGCATAGATCATCAGCACCTTGACCATCACTTAGATAGAACTGGTAGAATAGTTCATCCTTGGTTAGTTGTTGGATGGCCTCTATCACAAGATCATCAGCATCCTTCTCTTCGATAAGATCCCTACGTGTAAGATTATCGTTTAGCTCATACGATACAAGACCAAGTAAAGACCTTAGTTTAGTCTCTTCCAAGTGCCATGCAGCAAAAGGTATGTTATGTTGTAACATATTGTACTCTAGGTAACGCATGATTTCAGTCTTACCTATACCTGTAGGAGCTTTAATGACTGTGAAGTGACCTTGCATCAGACCTAAGATCTTATCATCTAATGCTTGGATTCCAGTTGGTACATACTGATGCTCTGGCGTATCTGTGTATAGGCTTATGAAATCCTCAGTACTATTAAGAACATTCTCAGGTGTATACTTCTTAGCATTCCACCACGCACTCTTAAATTCTGCTGCTGCATTATTAGTCAGAAACTCGTTAGCATCCTTGAACTTATCGTGTGGTACACGGTAGACCTTATTGGGGAACAGTTTAGCCATACGATCAGCTACAGCATTCCCAGCCTCGTCGCTATCTACAGATAGGATAATCTTCTCAAAACTATTGAGCCACTCTGTACACTTCTCCCAGAGCTTCTTAGAGGGCGTAGCAGAGGGTAAAGATACTACAGGGTTGGTGTATTGGCTCTTAAGCATTTGGGCTACTGAGAGAGCGTCTAGTTCACCCTCAGTGACTGTTACCATCTTAGAACTGCCAGCAGTAAACAGGTTCATACCGAATAGCTCATCACCCTTAAAGCCATCCTTAGTGTAGAACACCTTCTCGTCTAGCTTGCGTACTTTAATTCCCCCGCTGGGGTACACATATTCCTGACGATCAGAGTAAGTCTGTACACCAAAGTCTTCCATAGTCTTAGCTGTTATACCTCGCATACCCACATAATTTCCACTGGCGGGGTCTTCTATACGTTTGGGCGTATAATCAACTACAGTACCCATGTTATCATAATCCTTTCTAAGTCTACCCTTAGCCCCACAGGAGAAACATTGGTAAACATTCTTTTCTTCGTTGTAGCTATAGCAACCCTTGTGGTTACAATGTGGACAAGTTTGGTGCGCTATTTCAGTCATTACTTACCTCTTACTTAAGTTACTACATAAGTTATATAAACCTATAATATTAGCTTCCTTATGTAGTAACTTATGTTATGTTTCTTAAGAGTCACATATTACTATATAGACCCAGACAGTAGATCCATACTTCACGAATTGTTACAGTTTTGACATTTTTTCCAATGCTGATTTCTCCCACATAGATATTGATTTTTGACTTACCCCATAGAAGTCACATATTTCTTGTTGTGTCATATCCTCAAAATATCTCATCTCAATTATTCTCCTCTCTTTTTTAGTTAATAGCTTCAAGGCTTTATCTATGTAGTCTTTTCTTTCATATTCCTCTGAGCAATCCTCTACGGAAGTCATGAAATCCTCATCAAAACTTACTACCGTAGAAAACAAGGCTTCTTCAAGGGCTTTTTTACCAACCTCAGAATAATTTTGACCGTTGTATTCTTTACCTAAAGATGTTTCTGTTGCAGATCTTGAGGTAGGTATATATACAGCCTTAGATCTTATATTTATATAGTCGTGCATAGCTTTATTAGCTCTCCTATATAAACTCGCAGGGTAATCTTCTGGTTCTTTAGCAAGCCTTTCATACACTGCTAATATACCTTCCGATATTAAATCCTCCCTCATGTGTGGATGTTTATATTTACTTGCAAGTTTTTGACACATCTCTATTATCTGCTCAGTCTTCATCATAACTATCCTTATCTTCGATACCACCATAATTATTTCTCTTCATAGGATCTGGTGTAAACAGAGTTAAACCTTCTTCCATAACCCTACGCTTAGATTCTTTATCTTCTCCATCTTCACCCCAATATTTTAATCTGCTAGTATCACTAACTATACGCTCATATTCCGTTGGTTCCCCTTTGGTTACAGAACCACCCCTAGCAAAATATTCGGCTTTCATACGTTCTAATTCTTCTTCTGTCATTATAAAGGTCTCCTTTTAGGTTTGATAGAGGCTGATATAACCTCAGTCTTTAGGCATTGACCTATGGCATTCCTATCTATGGTATACACAGGCTCATAATAGGCTGGTAGAGCGTCTCCACAGGCCCTAGCACTAGGGAAGATTACCTTAGCCTGTAGGTAGTCACCATTAAGCGTATAGCTCAACACAAGGACAGTATAGAACAACATTATAGATACTCCACTACTCTACCAGTATTCCACTTCTTAGCCTCTTTCTGGGCTTCCTCACGGCTGTTAAATACCCATACCTCAGTGTCATACGTCCAAGGGTTCTCCTTCCTGACAAAGGTGTATTCCCCCTTCTCAACCTCTATTTCCACTACATACCTACCCATCTTCTTCTTTCTCCTTTTCTAAGCCAGCCTTGATTAATGTTACAAAGCCTACGTCAAAGATAGCCATGAATGTCTCAGGATCACACTCTACTTGTAGTGTAGCACTGCCATCCTCGTGTTCTTCTATCTCTATTACTTTTATTTCACTCATTGTTAATCTCCTTGCTATACTTACGGAATCTTTTATTGTAAGCACGTTTGATTTTCTTTATCTGTCCTGATTTCCATCGTAGGAACTTACGTGATTTACTTAGGGCATCATATTCATCACCGCCTTTCATAGGTATACGTTTATTCATCTCTTAATGCTCTCCACGACACAGGAAACAACTTTACCATGCTACAATCAATTTCCCACGCTACCTCTGCTGTCTCAGCTTGTGTGTCAGGCTTACAACGTAGGTTACACATGTCTGCAAAGGCATCTAAGCTACCTGACCAGTACCACTCAGTCATCATAGACTGTGGCAGTACCATACGTGCTTGCTCAGGGCATACGCCTAAATCTAGTAGGTACTCATACTCAGTCATTGCAATCTCGTTAAAACCGTTGTCAGATACAGTTACTTTACCTGCGCTACCTTGCTTCTTATCAAGGCTACGCCCACGATATGTATTAGGCACATAAAACTCAGGCTCACTGTCCACATACCTACGGCTAATCTCATTCCATCGTAGGAACTTATGCTTGACCAACTGCCTAGCTACAAAGACTGGAGCCTTAACATGGAAGGATGCAAAGCAATGTCCGAAAGGTGATATGTGTTTGTGCTTGGCTAAGTACTTGATAAGTTTCTTATCCTTAAGTTTCATATGCTGCTTGAAGCTATAGCCATCCGACTCTTCATAGTCCCATTCACTCTCTTTACCAAAGCTCACACGGGCTGCATTGACTACAGTCAAGTCATTACCCATGTGACCTTTATATGTTACTTGAATCATTATTCTTTCCTTTATGTTTTGATTTCCTGTTAGGGACAGGCTTTTTCTTGTCAGGTACAACCCTCTGTCTATACTTGGGTTGCCTCAAGTCTTTAGCCATAGGGTTGGGCCTTCTTTTCTTCATTAGTACGGCACCTCTC